ACAAAACATATGCGCCGCGCCGTTCCGTTTTCGGCTTAGCTAGACATTCTGGACAGCGATGATTAGGACCGTTAGCGTCCTTTACCTGCCAACCGAAATCAGCAGCCGCTCTGTCGGCTTCGGCGGCGTTTGTGAAACTGGCGGCGTCGGACCAGTTCACAATTCCGCAGCCTGGCTTAGGACCGATGGGGTTTCCGAGGTGTCCCATGATGCGGTAGCAACCGCAGCACATCACGCTTACCGGACCATTGGAAGCAGGATTACTCCCCATTACCGTCTCCACAGCGCCCGCAACCGCGCTTTGCCAAGTATCCAGTATGCAGCCAATTTAGAAAGAGGTTCAAACCTGTCCGTTGAGAAGTGGGAGGACTTCATTTCCTGAATCCCGAACCAGGTTCCATGCACGAAGCAGTCACATCGCGCGTATTCGTTTCCTGGAAGGGTGCTCTCTCGAATCTCCCCGGTTAACTGATGCGAGCCAGAAGTGTTGACTTCAAAGCTGAAGCTCAAGATGCGCAGCACGTCTTTATTTATCTTGTCGCGCCAGAACTGCCCCGGTTTCAGTTCTACAGTTTCGGCCATCGCTTCTCCATTTCCTCTAACGCATGATCGGCTACATCCCTGGCGAATCGGACAATATCCTGAGCCATCGACCGGCCCGCTGAGGATTCATCGATCTGAGCCAGGATCGCGTCCACGAACGTATCGGACCAGAAATCCTTCGCCCTTCGAACCTCGGCCCTCGATGGCTGATCCTCTTCCACTGATCGCCGCGGTGTTTTGAAATGGGGCATGATTTCAGATTACTTCATTTCGGGAGGTGGCTCCGTCAGGCGCTTGAAAAACTCCGCCGCCGATTGCAGTTGCCGGATTCGCTGTTTGGCTTCGAGCTCCGCTGACATCCTGGCCAGCTTTTCGTCCGCTTCTTTTTGCTCTGCCGCCCGCTTGTGCAGGTAGTACGAAATCGTGATCCCCGCCGATATGCCTGCGGCGCATCCCAGCAGATTCCGCGCTGTCCCGGCATAGATAATCTTCAGGCTGGGATTCACAAGATCTATGAGAAAAGCTACTCCGGTGGCCAGGCTCAGGCAAGCCGCTCCTAGCGCCATCCCAAGTACGTGCTCGTGGACGTGTTTTTTCCCTTTGGCTCTGAAGTGCAGGATACAGAGTCCTCCTGAGAGATAACCTAAAACTGCCGCCAGATCGGAGAGGAGGTAGGTACCCAAGTTCTTTTAGCATGACAGATTTTAGCGGTGAACCTCGTTAACCATGGCTCTGGACGCCGTTTCTTTCGATACCCCTGTGATCTTTCAGTCGCACGCTTTCATCTTGTCCGCCGTCTTGCCTTCTACGTATTCGCGCCAGCCGATGAATCGGCCCTCATGCCAGAATCCCCATTCTCGAACGGGTTTCAGCACGATTACGAGAGTCCACGTATTTTTGGATGGAACCATGAGCCGGTGGATATGTTCCGCGGGGAAGGTCCGAATCCAAGGCGCACGATATTTCCGCCGCGACGTGGGCGTTTCTTCGATGTACCAGCCCCACAGGCCAATCGAGATGAATCGCTTCGGATGATCGTGAAGATCACGGCTCCAATCATCGCCGACGAAGTGATGGAGGTAGACGCCGAAAAGGCCCCTCCGCGCCGCCAGTGTCCAGCGATATAGGTACGTCGGACAGCGCTCGCGCCCGTTAATTTCTTCAGCCCGTCCAAAAAGCCGATTGAACAGCTTGTGCATTTTATTTCACCCGCCGCACCCGAAACCGCGTGAAGCCAAGTACCCCGCGTTTAACCAAACCCTCATGATTCTTTACCAACTACTAAAAGCGGTATACCATGCTCAGGACAGCACTCTCTACAGAACAACTCTATTATCAGCCCTTGTTCAAAGATGTGAATCTCTGAGGCTCTTCTCTTACAGCGGTCACAATTAGCGGATATATGCGTTGAGGATATGCAGGGAGAAGGCTTTTTCATGGACGTTCTAGGTCTTGTTGTGCCTGTCTGATTTCGTCGCAGTTCCAGCGGTCAAGGCATGAGCGCGATCTGTAATATGGAATCTTGCCAGCGCCGTTACATGTGGAGCATTCCTGTCCACAGCAAACGCACGATCCCAAGCCAGAGCACTCTTTGCAATCTCGTTGATTATCATGCCCCGCCGCGTTACAAGTGCGTACGGCCTCGACGCATTCCGCGGCCCTCTCAATTCTGTGAATCGCTCGAATCTGATCCTCGTTCCCGAATACGAGCGGACCACGCGATAAGAGATAGATAGCCGATTCAAGGGTCAACGACAGCACCCTCCAAAGCACGGAGCCGTCCTGTTGAGCATGTGACAAAACCCTAAAGATTCTAATTTCATGAATGAATCCTTTTAGATTGGCTGATCCTGTTTCGCCCGTTGGAAACTTTGGGATGCGCTGAGAGTTTTGGATGAGATTCAATAACCAGCATCCGGTTCAGCAGATTGGTAAGGGTTGCCGGATCTTGTTCGTGCTCCTGTTGGATCAGTTTCCATTCGTCCCGTACCCACTTCAGAACTTGCTCTTTCAGCTTGTAGACGGAAACTCCCTTATTCTTCCAGAATTCCTTTCGGCAGTTGTCGCAGCAAAAGCGTTTTTTCTTCTTGCCGCGCTTGACGTTGTTAGGGATGAGAAACGGGCCTTTGCAGTTATCGCAAGCGCCGGTCCTACGGCCAAATGTCCGCGTTAATGGCCCTGTTAGACTGTTCTGTTGACTCGGTGACATGTAACGTACTTGGCTACATATCGTAAACCCGTTCTTAGCGCGTGTCAATAGGCGATTCGGGATTTTACGTCCCGATATCGACCGCGCCCTCTGCTTCGATGCCCAGTTCTTCCAGGAACTCGGTATCGTGGTCGAACATTTCAACCTGATCCGGTTCCGCCTCATCTTCGGCGTGTTCAATGTTCTTGACGGCCTGCCGGTAGTACGAGGGCTTCAGTTCGATGCCGATTCCTTTGCGCCCGGATCGTACAGCCTGAAAGACTTCAGACCCGACACCCATGAACGGAGTGAGAACGACTTCACCAGGATTCGACCACAGTTGCAGGACGCGCTCGATCACGTCCAGTTGCAGCGGGTGAACGTGCTTTTCGTCCTCTTCGTCCCGCGATTCCTGGAACGGCAAAACCTTGTTGATGCGGATATCATCCCAGAATGCCGAGGCGTACTGGCGCCAGATCCAATGCGAGTAGCGGTTGTAAATCTGGTTGCCCTTATAGTTTTTGTACTGGAGAAGTTCTGCCGGCATCTTGCGTGCGCCCGCGTAGTAGTGAAGCCCTGTCGGGTGCGCGATTGGCACCGGGTTCTTGCCCTTGCGCCGGAACACCAGCAAATAATCCGCCGCCGCGACCGAGCAGAGGGACGAATCCTCCACCACGGTCTTATGCGCGAGATTCTTTGCCATCGTCCGATTCCGCACAGCCAGCGGTTCTTTCCAGACGCAGTACCGTGCCACGAAGCGCCAGCCCGCCGTCCGGTGATGCCGGATGATATCGCCCGAGAAATCGGTCAACTCATCGTCCCCGGTGTTCCCTGAGGCGATATCCGAGCAGTGGACCGCCGTGTGGCGCCCTGGCATCGTCACCTGGAACAATGCGCGGATTACGTAGTCGTAGTGCTCGAAAAATTGCAGGTAGTCCGCGCTGTTCGATAGATCCCTCTCCGAACTGGAGTAATGGTACAGGCCGCCGAATGGGGGCGAATAAATCGACAGGTGGACACTGCCATCACGGAGTCTGGGAATTGCCGAGCAGCAATCGCCTTGGTAAATTGCATACTTCGGTGTGATTTTCTGATCGACAATCTTACCCCAGTCCTCGTTTAGAGCCATGTCGGCACCTCCAGTTCTTTGTCAAACTCGACACCCCGCTCCGCATTCACCGCCTGATTCATGTTGGCCACGATGCGATCAAACATCCGCTCCGCCTGCCGTGCTTTCCGTAACTGATTCTCAATCACGGCCCGCCCGCCCTCGGTTGTCACGAGATCGGAAATCACTTCCCGTTCTTGTCCGTAACGGTGACAGCGTGCTACCCATTGCCGGTACTGCTCCCAGGAATGCGAAGGGAATCCGATCACATGGCGGCAGCTTTGGAAGTTCAAACCCCAGGCCGCGATCTTCGGTTTAGAAATCAGGTCCCGAATCTGCCCGCGCTGAAACGCAAGGAAAACTTCCTCTTTGCGCTCGTCCGAATCCCGCCCGCTGATCTGAACCGAGCCCGGTATGAATTTCTCGAGGGTATCCCCTTCCGGGTTTAGATGGCAGAAGATCAGGTTTTGATCGTAAGGCGCGCACAGTTCCGCTACTTTCGTGCATCGTTCCTCGATGGTCCGCCGCGTTTCCGCCCGCTGCTCCCGCCATCCTTCGGCCGGCATCGGAAACAGCATCCCATCCGGGAGTGTTTCGGCTTCGACCATGTGAACCCGTTCCGTCAACTTCGGAAGGATAAACTTGCCGTCAGGGAATCCCAGGTCCGAAGGCTTCCGCGCCGATCGCGACCAGTAGCAGATGTATTGCCAGAAGGGTTCCTCCGCGTGGCCCTTGAATCGCCACTTGTCGGAATGCCCGCCCTCCGGTTGACCTTTGCGCGGATTCCCAAAGCCGGTATATCGCATCGGCTTCACCGTGCGCTGGTCGTTGACAAAGAACCTGGTGAGCATATCGACGTACCCCAGGTATCCCAGGGCTTCGCTCGAGGTTCCCAGTTCGATGTAATCGTTGGGCGCCGGCGTTGCGGAGAGAAGTAGCCGGTACCGCATGTGCTTCATGAACTCGGTGATCCGATGCTTCAGAACGCCGTCGAAGGATTTCAGGATCGAGGATTCGTCGCACATGCACCCGGCGAAGTCGTTCGGATCGAACTTGTGCAACTGTTCGTAATTCGTGCAAACGATTCCCTTGTGCGGCACTTTGCCATCCGAGGACCGCCGCGAGTCAACTTGAAATTTCTCAGCTTCGCGGATGGTCTGCGCCACAACTCCGAGTGGGTTCAGGTCTAGCACTGGCTTATTCGTATGCCGTACCACGTTTTCCGCCCAGACCAGTTTCATCGGCGTCTTACCCATGCCGCAGTCCAGGAATTCCGCGCCCCGGCCCTTCCACAATCCCCAATCGGTCACGTATCCCTGGAAGTCGAATAGAAACGATGGCATCCAGAGCGGCTTGAATCCGTCGTTGCCGCCCGCTTGCGATTTCTTGTTGAGGAAGACGCGATAATCACAGCGGGTAGAAAGAGCATCCCTCTCGACTGGTTGAGGATCAGCCAAACTAACAGGTTCAGACTGTGCGGACTGCTCTTTCATAATTAATCTCTTTTCATACTCCCAGTCTAAAACTCCAAGCGCTACCCACCATGCCGGAACTGCTTCAATGTTTGGCTGAGTCCTGATCCCCTCAATTTCTCTGTCACACCTTGCCAACTCAGCCGTAAAATCCTTTTCAGGCATTGGCTGAACGCTTCGCCGCAGATTCGATAGCGCGGTGGTTGTGGTCTGGACAACTTGACGGAACCGCCAGTGGCTTCAGTTCCACCTTCTTGATCACGACGCTATCACGACGGACCAGTACGCTCCACTTCCAGCACCAGAACGGCTTGGAGTTATTGAGATAGGAACGTACCCGGTTAGCCTCACGCTGTGGCCAATCGCTATGGACCGGGAAGAGTTCGATATCACCCTTCGGTAACGCTTCCAGGGTTTTCCGCTGTTCCAAGGTCATTCCAACCTCTCACATCGGTAGTACGCTCTTGGGTTCAACGACCCGACGCCTTTATCTTGAAAACCTCTGGCGGCCCAGATCGCTAAATACTCAT